TCAAAGCCCTTATCGGAAGGGTGTTCGATCTTTTGATCTTCGCTGGTGTAGCGTCTGACAAAAGCCCTTTCAAATGCGATTAGTTTATTTTCTATGCTTATAGATATGGTCGATGTCTCACCGCTATCGCTAATAGTCATTACATCCATAAAGCCGCTGAAGATGATTACAGGCGATGAAATAAGATCACCGCTGTCATCTAGTGCGCCCAGGCGAATAGTAAGTGGCCGACCTTGGTAGGGTTCATCTCTGGCAATAGTAACCAGCGATTGTTTAATGCCTGTAAGGGTAACAGTTGCGCCATTGGCTTGCAGTTCGGCTGTCTCGCTCACTGTACCGATGCTAAGTAAGTCACCCGCACCGATATAGGAATTGCTATTAAAGGTTAGATTGCCAACACCTGACCAGAAGTAAACGCTGCCAGATGTAAACTCCATATCTATCAAATAGATCGGGCGTACTAATTCAGCGGTTGCGACCGCTTGCATTTCAGAAGATAGGGTGCGGCTCATTAGATTGCCTCAACACAGGCTAGAGTAAACCCATAAAGGGATGCGGTATCAGTTGACCAGCCAATATCATTAGATGCCATGCGCCACAGGCTCTTTGGTAATGTAAAGTCCAGTGCTGTGCCTGATGCTATATCGCCTCTCAGGGGCGGCTGGAATTTTAACGTACCTGCTCCAGAGGCTTTATCCTCTGTAACGATGTAAAGGTAGCTGCCTAGCTGGAAGTAAGTACCCGCAGAAACCGCAGTAGAACCAGAATCGGTAGTCAATTCTTCTGCCCTTGCTGATGTTGTACCAGAAGTGGTACTGGTTGCCGTACTTGTATGCAAGGGGTGGCCGAATGTAAACGTACCAGAACGGCCTTTTAATCCAACAATAAACGCCTCGACTGATCGTGCCTCTGCATGGGTTAAAGGCGGCAAAGCGATCTCTGCTTCCCACCTGGCACCTTGATGCTCATAGACCTGCTGGCTATAGGTAAATGGTGATTCAGATACGGCAACAGTTCTGCGTAATCGCATATTGATCGACTGAATACCGACTGATGGAAATGCTAATGGCATTTTATGCTCCTACTAATGCTTTGGAATAACCACCACCGCGCATTCTAGCGTCTGCAACTGCGCCTTTAGCGGCATTGGCAATCTGTGGCATAAGTGTAGCAATTTCTGCTCTAACTGTCTGCTGTACGCCAGTGGTCACGTTAATGGTCTGGTTTACCACTACATCACCGCCACCGCCCATTTGGTTATTGGGGATAATGCTGCCGTTAGAGTTAGGAATGAACAATTCAGGGCCGCGCTCACCAACTAAGTAAGGGGATTTTCCTTGGACAGGGCCGCCCAATGCTTTCGGTAGCATAGGGCCAACAAAGTCAGCATGGCCTTCCATATTAGATGTTGATTGCCCAAACCCTGCAATTTTCGTAGTAATAAATCCGAATGCAGCATCAACAATATACTTTTGCACCAGCATCTTTATTAGGCTATCTACTACGCTTTTTGCCATAGACTTCATGGCATCTGCAAAGTTAGCCGCGCCAGTAATGCCAGCGGTAAGCGAATCAGTCAGGCCATCTAAACCTTGCTTGGTCAGGTTCTGCACGTTGGTAGTCATGTCTGGAATGCTGTCACTCCATGACTTGAAGCCAAGTTCTATGTCGTTTAACGCTGGAACAAGAGCGGCTGGCACTGTACTAGCGGTGGCCTTGAAGTTTTCTAGGCTGGATATAGCTAAATCAATCTCTTTTACAAACCCAGAAAGTAAATCAATTTCGCCAACTTCGCCAGCGGCTTCTGCATCTTGCGCTTGATGGTAAAGATTAAGTAACTTTTTGCGCCTCTCCATTAACTTATCTGTTGCGGCTAACTGAGCATCGACAGACATATTGGTAGTATTTTTAACGCCTTCAATTTTCTTGTCTAGCTTATCAAGATCGGCTCTGTATTCTTTGCTGCTTTGCAATCCTACATTAAAAGTATCTTGCAACTGGTTTTTAAGCTGTATTGACCCGTTGTAAACTTTTATAAATCCATTTGCTAACTCTTGAAACCCGCCAACTGCTAATTTAATCCCTTTAAGCAGGTCAATAGCCAATGACCTAGCAAATGCCTCAATCCCGCCTTTAGCTTCAATAGATCGTTGTAGGAATGCTGTAAACCTTTCCACAACCATTTCTATTGCAGGGGCAAATGCCGCCACAGTTTGATCTGTAACGCCTTTGAATAGGCTTTGCAGTTTAGTCAGAGCGTCAACTGTATCCTCGACACCTTTCGCAGCACTGCTAGACATTGTTAAACCTAATGCCTTAGCCTCGCCCAGCATTTCTTTTAGGCCATCGCTGCCTTGGGATAGGGTGTTTACAAGCGCAGCACCCTCAGAGTCAAACAGCTTAAACGCTAAACGCAGCCTGTCTGATTCTGATTTCACACCTTCAAACGCATCTGCCAAAACAATCATGCGCTCATCAAGCGGCATTCTGTTTAGTTCTTGGGCATTTATACCCAGTTCCTTGATTGCGCCTTTAGCCTCACCAGTACCCTGCGCTGCTTCGGCAGTTCTACGGGTAAACCTTTGCAGAGCCATATCCATAGTCTGCGTAGATACGCCAGTAAGATCAGCGGCATAACGTAAAGCCCCAAGAGCCTCGGTGGTTGTGCCGATCTTGTTTGCGGTTTTAGTAAGAGTGTCGGTAGCTTGTAAGCTGCGAGAAATAAGAAGGCCAAAACCAGCCGCACCAACCAGGCCGACAATCGCAGTCTTGGCATTGAGTACAGCACCAGCAACAGCCTTTAGACCTTTAGTTGCACTGCCAAAACCTTTCTTGGTTTTATCTAGTGCGCTTATCGTAATCTTGACGTTCTCAGCCATCGCTCTCACTCATTATTTGGAAATAGGCCAGCCACTCGTTAAAGTGGTTGACAGGCATTTGTTCTGCCTCTGCTATTGTTATGTGAAGCCGATCCGCCAAAGATAATAGATTTATCCTTGATTGATCGGCTCTCAGTTTCCCTCAAGTGCCTCGACAGACTCGATCTCTGCAAACATCTGATTGGCGATTTCACTAATAACATTAGTTTCCTCGCCCATCAAATCCATGCGGTCTTCAGCAGATGAAAAGAGTTTATTGCCGCCCTCGTCCTCTGCCTTCATGCAGATCAAATCCACCATAGCACCGATGGTAGTATTGCTCAGGAAGTTAGGGTGCTTCTTCTGGAGTTGGTCTAGGTCATAACAGGTAATAGCCCTGCTGTATAACTTAAACGCTCCCGAATCATCACCCCAGGCAGGTACGGATACCTCCCGCGCCTTAACTTCCCTTCTGTTGCGTAGTTCTTTAGCTAATCCCATGGTTTATCCCCCTAATTAAGCTGTTGCTTCAGTAATTGCTCCGCTGCACTGGATGGTAAAGCTGGCTTCAACCATGCCATCAAATGCGCCTGTGATAGATCGTGAAGTAACGATGCCACCGCCTGAGAAATAAGTCTCACCAGTACCAGTACCAGTAGGATAGATTTCAAAGTCAATATCAGCACGTTCGTCTAGGATTAGTTGCTGTGCATCAGCCTCATCCCAGTAACACTCGATAGATACAGTGTTAGTTGCCAGACCCTGCTTGTAAGTACGCGCAGTATCTCCAATTACTGAATCTTCAATAGTGTCTGCTGAACCTTCAAACGTGAATGATCGTACCTCGCCAACCACGGCAACAGTCGTGCCTGAGACTTGTACTTTTACTACTCCAGATGCGCCTGTTTTAGTCGCCATGATTTATACCTCTAATTAAATTTAAGTTGTGCCGCGAGTGTACTGATACAACACGCGAACTGTAATAATGACCCCACCTACAGGGTCAATAGAACCTTGGTCGATCTCGATGCTTGTGATCTGCGTATCTAAGGCATTTCCGCCACGATACCGATCAACATCCAAACCCTCTTCAACTGCCTCGATAATGTTGTTTCGGGCTGTATCAATTACAGACCCTTTTACAAAACAAACCAGTTCATAATCTATTGTAGCCATGCGCTGAGTGATTGACCCGCCTAAACTACTATCTTCCCGATTCTCTCCTGCGCTCCTAACTAGGATTGCTGGATACTGGGCGTTAGATAGCTTGTCAAACGCAAACGGCTCTCTCGTCACATACTTAACCGCTACAGGCGATGTGATCGCTTGCAGGGTAGTAACGATATTATTGGCAATACTTTCTCTTACACTCATTTTAACGCCTTAAAGAATATCTTGCCCAATTGCCTTTCTTCCTGATCGCTAAAGCCAAAGAAGGGTCGCTTCTTATCATTCATTGCGGCCTTTTTCGATTCAGTCGCTCGGCTAAAGAATATCTCAGCCTGTTTACTGTTAGCCCTAACAGTCATAGAGCCTAACATCTGACCAGTCACTGTAAGATTAACAATGCCCGATGCATCGCCAGAAAATGATGGCCTTTTGCCTCTGCGCGGCCAACCTTTCTTTTTAGCCTCACGATACCTTGATGAATACGGCTCGAACTCTTTCTCAATTCCAATGCCTTTAAGAGTCCTATCCTGTATGACATTCACGCCTTGCTGGGCAGTAATCAATAAAGCCCGTTTAACGCTTGCAGATAACTCCTTGCCCTTCTTGCCGACTCGCTTGGCAATCTCTTTGGCATTGGTGTTTATCTTAACCTGCATTATCTGATCAGCCGACCAGAGTTTACAGATTGCTTTTCGTCATCGTCGATAGTGCTATTGCCATCATCATCGTACTCAACGCCATCTCTCAGGATAGCGTCAAACTCTTCACCATAACGGGCTTTATAAAAGTCCATCATATTCTGGA